AAACGCGGTGGACTTAATCACGATAAGGATCTAGCATAATGGACGAGAAAGCACCAAAGATTGACGATAAGAAGTTTGCTGCACACATGAACAAGAATAAAAAACCTAAGACCACGAACTCGACACAGAAGTCTCTTGCAGACATAAGAAAACGTGCCGACTCAATTGTTAGAAGTAAAAAGTCTACTGCACAAATGAGAAATAGTGCAGGGTTAAAAAGACTAGGTGATGCATACGAAAACATGGATGACAAATGTTGTAAAAACTGTGGTGACATGTTCGGTAAACCAACTAAAGAGAACAAGTCTTGTATGTACAATGCATATAATCCAAAAGGTAAGAACTGGATCAATGCAGAGAAATACCATAGTGAAGCTGTGATTACACCTAAGATGCAGAAACGTGCTCTCGCAAGTCCTGCCGCAAAGGCGAAACCAAAGAGTCAGGTAACTTTACCTAAAATGCCTAAGTTGAGTATAGACAAACAAAAAGATGAGGGTAACGGTCTCTGGGCAAACATTCGTGCTAAAAGAGCGCGAGGGGAAAGAATGCGTAAGAAAGGTGAGAAGGGTGCACCTACTCAAGATCAGATTAAACGTGCACAAGGGGAAGCAGTATCACCTGCACAACAGGCTGCAATCGCAATCTCTAAAAAAGAGAGAGGTGAAAAACCAAAGGACGAGGGTGCTATGAGTCGTATTGCATCGACAGGTAGTACTTTGAAGAAACCTAAAGGACTGGATACATTCAAAAAGAAACCAACAAACGAGTCATTTGACTTCAAAGTAAACATAGATGGGTTTCCAGAAATGTTTATGTCTGGTAATTCACCCAGTGAAGTAAAGACACATTTGCGTAAGTTGGTGAAACAACCGTCAATGATTCAATCAGTGGACAGGGTTACAAAGGCAGACAAAAAGAAACATCATCGTGATAAGGTGAGAGAGTCTGTAGAAGAGGGAATGAAATACACTCACGCCGCAGTTGATATGAAGGGTAAAGTGATTGGTATGGCATCACAAGAGTCTGACGCAAAAGATATGGCAAGAAGAAACAAAGGTAGAGTTGTAAAACTAAAAAAACCTATGTCAGACAAGAAGGGTGATATGATGATCAATCGCCCATTCAAAGAAGGTAATATGCCAGATGAGGGAACACCAGAGGCGAGAAATAAAGCATCTAAGATGACTCCAGGCCAAGAAGGTGTTATGGATTTTTTAAAGAATGTGGGTAATACAGTAATGTATGGTACACAAAAAAGTAGTAAACCTGCAAAAAAACCAAGAGTTAATACAAACAGAGGTAGTACTTCTGGGAGAACGAATAGTATTGCAAGTCGCATAAACTTCGGAGGCAAATATGGCAATAAGTGATACATTTAAGAATTTCACTGCAGAACATATAGACGATGTTTGTGAGTCATGCGATTTATATGATGACTTAGAACTAGTAGAATCAGAGTATCAGGGTAAAAAAGTTACACTGAACAATCCGACTCGTGGTGGTAGTAAGAAGTTTTATGTCTACGTTAAGAACGAGAAGGGTAATGTTGTAAAGGTATCTTTCGGAGATCCTAACATGGAAATCAAACGTGACGATCCTGCTAGACGAAAATCATTTCGCGCCAGACACAATTGTGACAATCCTGGGCCAAAACATAAGGCAAGGTATTGGTCATGTTGGCAATGGCGCTCGGGAGCAAAGGTCGATAACTAATGAGCAGAATAAAAGACATAACAGTATTAATCATGGTAGTAGGTCTTATGGGACTACTAGGACTTATCGTGGTTGATGAATTCATGATGGCGTCAGAACACGGAGGCAAACTTGACGCTAATATAGTAGAACTGCTTCAAATGTCAATTACAGGCATTGTTGGCATAGTAGCAGGGTACATATCAGGAAAGGGATAATTAATTATGGCGGCAAAGGTGAGTGAAAATACTGAGGTAGCATTACCACTTCGTAATATAATTAGTATGATAGCAGCAGCATCAATTGCTACATGGGCATACTTCGGTATTGTAGAAAGACTAAATCAGATCGAAACAAACATCACTATGATGCAAGCAGATCTAGAATTCAATACCGAGTTTAGAATTAAGTGGCCTCGTGGTGAAATGGGGTCACTACCTGCAGACAGTGAACAGTTTATGTTAATTGAACACTTAGCAACTGAACTTGAAAAACTAACAGAAGAAATCGAAAGCGGTCAAGCACCGTTTGATCAACAACAGAAACTTACATTAGAGTTTTATGAGAAGCGAATAAACCAACTTGAAGCGGCACACGAAAAGATCCGTAACGATATAATGGATATGGTACACGATATGAATGGGATGAAACCTGTAAGTAAACATAGTGGACACTAAAAATGGTTATAGAAGCATTCATTCTTTTAATGTGGTTTGGAGATCCAATGCAGTTAAAAGAGTATACTGTTCGTGATGGATTAGGTGATTGTTTAAAAGCAAAAAGAACTATTGAAAGAACCTTGCGAGGCGGTAAGTCTAGCGAATATACAGGTTCTGTTCGACTGGGTTGTAAAGAACTCACAGTTAGAGTTAGTGATGATGGTTTGTACATCGTAAAAGAATTTATTGATGTAGATCCAAAAGACTTGCATTTCCATCATCATTAAGGAAGTAGAGCAATGGCAGAGAACACAGGCAAAAGATTAGATCGTATCGAGGAAAAACTCGATAAGATGGGTGAGGTACTTGTGTCTCTTGCTCGGTTTGAAGAAAAGATGGACAACTATAATGACTATAGGGAGAAGTCTTGGGAAAGAATGAATAGATTCTCATCTAAGTTGGATGATATCGAAAAGAAAGTAGACGATAACGCTCGTACCGTTAACGTTATAAATAAAATAGTATACGCGGCAGTCATTGCCGCTGTTGGGACTTATGTTGCCCATATGTTAGTTTAGGAGTAAACATGTTTAAGAATATATTTAACGAGTGGGCATCTCGTTCCAACAATGTCCAAAATGAAGAATATGATCCTAAAAAAGATCACGACATGGATCCTACAAGCCATGTCAAGAAAGAAGGTGACAAGTTTTGTGTATACAATGTAAAAGGTGAAAAGGTAAAATCCTTTGACACGAAACCTGAAGCAGATGCATATGCAAAAAAGAATCACGATGCTCTGATGAAAGAAGCAATGGACGCTGTGGACAAAAAAGAATTAAAAGGTAAACACAAGGATCGCAAGGACAAAGACATCGACAATGATGGTGATGTCGATTCTAGTGACAAGTATTTACATAAACGCAGAAAAGCAATTTCTAAATCAATGAAAAAAGGTAAAGACAAAGAAGGTGATATAGAAATGAATCCTAAGTTGGATAAAGGATCAAAGGAGAATGCAGTGGAACAAAAAGAATCTACTATACGTGAAAAACTCCTTGCGGTGTTAGAAAATAAACAAACCAAAGGTGCAACTAAGCCTGAGACTATGGATGACAAGATAAAAGGTAAGGGTGCAAAAGATATGGTTAATCAACCTAAAGAAGTTGATGACACCGAGGCAAAGGGGCATGATGATGCATCAAAGGCAGGTAAAGTTACTAAACCTGCGAAACCTCGTAACGGTGGTGACCAAGTAAGATCTGGTGACCAGAATGTTGTTAACAAAGTTGTAGACGCATTGAAAGGAATGAAGTAATGATAAAACCTCCTTCATGGAAAAAGGATGCGGTTCCCACGGCAAAAGGGTGGAAACATCCAAAGACTGGTGAACTCTTACTACCTAAAAAATTATCAGAAGCAGATATTGCAGAGTACATGGGTACAGCAGTAACTTTGACAGAGGCTCCTACTAACGCAAAAGAACATGCACAAGAACATGTAGAACCTATTGAAGTAGATGAGGATCATCACACACATCCAGATGGGACATCACATTCTCATCCAGGCGGTAGTGAACCTCACACGCATGATGATCTGGAAGATATGTCAAAGGTGGAACTTGAAGAACTTGGTAGAGAACATGGCGTTGAGTTAGATCGCAGACAGAAGAAGTCAACCTTAGTAAGTAAAGTTAAGAACTTACTTTCATAATATATAAGTTTATAATGGACAATTTGACTGAATCTAATCTGCTGTTGTATGCAGCGAAACATTATTATAACCCTCGGTTCTCAGATATAGATGAGTTCTATGAGGATTTGAAAAGATTTAAATATGTGAAACGTTTGGTAAATCGATATCTAGATGATAAAGATCTTGCTGAACGTTTAATTTTAAATCACTTGATTGTTATATTTAATGCATTTGGGATCGAACACTCGGTCAATATGTTAAAGGTAAAATTAGACGAAAGGCACTGGCCAGTAATAAAACCATTTTTAATTTTTTTAAAATATATTACTAATGATGAACTGGTCGGTATTAAGATGGATGAAAGAGTTATAGAAACACTAAGGAAAATTTGATGGGACTGTTAAAGAAAGCAGCAGATACCGTATATGCTTTTCGTTTTATTCGTATGTTAGTACTAGACTGGAAAGACTGGGATGCGTACAAAGAAGGCATTATAGACGAAAATGGTAAACGTGTCAAGAGTGTTAAAATTGATAACTTGGAAAAGAGTTCTGTTTGGACTCCTTTCATTCGCTTGTGCGCTAACATTAAAAGGCTCATATCAAAAGCACCAGGCGGAGGATCACGACTTGGAAGTTTTGCGGCAGCGCTCTTTCTTATCAAAGAAAAAACTGGAATGACTGATAAGGAACTAAAACAAATATGTGAAAAGGTTGGAATAGAACCACTAGATTTTTTAAACGAGAACAGTGAATGGTTTGTATTAGAAGATAAACAATTATCACACGGAGTATACAGACTAAGAGATTCGAAGGTATTGAACAGTACAATAGAAGAAATGTGTAATGCAAAAGATCAAATACGTATTTTAGAAGATTGTTATCCTGTTGGTGATGTATTCGGAGTTGACATATATGAAGCAACTCATATGAGGACTAATCAAAAAGTATACGTTACTATAAGAGAGATTTACAAATGAGAAACCCACGCATAGGCAAACTTATTAATAAAATAAAAAACACAGGTGTTGTTAAAACTGGTTCGATGTCTAA